CTAAATCATCATTGTAACTTCTCATTGCTTGGGGTCTTCCGTGATGCCAAATAAATGTCTTCATTTCAGTAAGCAAGCGATTTGAGTTGATCGTAATTAGTTTATTTCTCATAAACTCTTCCATTTTCGCAACTATTAGAGGTCTTGTCTTCGAAGAAGTTGTAAACCCGGGTATCACATTTGATTGCCATTGTGCTGTTAGCGGGTCCACATATCGATGGTCACTCTTTGTTGCGTAATAGAGATTAGGATACTCCTTATCAATCAACTTTTTAAGGACAGCAAAGCCAATATTATTATTTTCAATCACTAACATAGGGTTGCCGTATTCGGCTGCTACATTATAAAGAATATCAGCAAAATCATCTGGTGTTGATTTGCCGACATATTCTGCGACTTGTTTAAGAGTTGCGAGTTCTATTATATGGAAAGCACTATTATCTTTACCATCTCCCCGAGCAACATCAGCAACAATCAAATAATGGTTCTCTGGATTGTATTTCTCCCAGATCCAATAGTTTCTATCAAATCCAGTGCGATACTCCGGTGCTGTAACTTTATCCAAATACCATTGTAAGTCATCGGGGTGAATAACAGTCTCACCAGAAACGTTGAAGTTACACTGTAACTCCTGCGCGATCTGACGCTTGGACATATTTCTGGTTTCTTTTTCAAACCATTTCTGATCCCGGTTAGGGTGAACATCCCACATAAGCGTCGTCATATGGAAGTCATTAACGCCTGCCTCTGCCTCTGCGCAGTTTTGATGGAACCAGTTGCCTACACCGTTTGGAGTAGAAAGAGCAATGCAACGACCACCAGTAGATAGTGTGGGGTATAGTGCTGTCCACAACTCTTCTAGTTTCTCAACGTGAGCGGCCTCATCAATGATTAGAAGCGACAACGCCTCTGAACGACCAGCATCACCAGATGTTGAAGAACCTTTAATCTGTGAGCCATTAGAGAGTTCGAACGATGTTCTGTTGTCTACGATAATGTCGGAGATCTGCATCCACTTCGGCAGATTCTTAATAATCGCTTTTACTTTTTTAACTAAGTTTGTTGCTGTTTGTAGTTTTGTCGCGACAACAAGAATATTCTTGTCTTTATGAAACAACATTAGCCATGCTACATACGCAGCACTAATAGTAGAAATGCCCAACTGACGGGCTTTTAGAATAATATTGAAACGATAATCGCGGAAGTCTTTTAATAACTCTTGCTGATAATCGAATGCTTTGAAAGGAATCAAGCCTTTCTGCGGGTGAGAAATCCTACAATAGTTTGTCGTAAAGTAAACCGGGTCTTTACCGGCTTTAACAACTTCTTTTAAGATTTCCTGCTTTGTAAGCGCAGCCATATTAGATCTTCACATTTGAAGGCTTTTTGGCTTTGTCTCTCCCTAGAGCAAGAAAATCTTTGATTGCTTTGTCGGCGCGCTCTTTGTCAGAGCCGCTGTTAACCTCACCCACATCAGTTAAACCGCCGATGCGATAATCACAATGAGCCTGTACGTCGGTGCGGTAGTTTGAAATACGCTGCACTAAAATATGTGGCTCACCTTCCTTTGTTAAGGCTAGTGTATCACCCGTGACGGCTTTGTATTCTTTCTTTAGGAAACTAGCAATGTCTTGTAGACGCTGCTCAATCTCACCTTCAAAGCCATTGTCTTGGACTTCTTTAATTCTTGTCTCCGCTTGATATGTGACGCGAAGAATAGGACCGTGAAACTTAACACCAAAACCATCCATTACTCGGCGGTCGTGAATGTAATGGCCATCTTCTCTTTTAAGGCCAACTTCTCGTGCTTTATCGTCAGCCTGTAAAGAAGCATCGTGTGCTCCGTCATAAGCGTTTGCAGCTGCTTGGCTGATTCCTTTTACAATGTCGTATACTGATGCCATCTTATTGTTCCTCTTTGGGTCTCCACCCGCTTGCCCATCTTTCTTCTCTTCCGCCTTCAATGTATTGAACATAACATCCAAAGCAAGCTTCAAACTTATTCATATACAAATCATCTCTTGTATGAAAAGAATATCTGCGACAAACAGGACAGGTCCTATTATGATCTCTATTAAGTAGTTTTTTGTTTATCAAAAATCCGTCTTGTTCTACTTTGTCTTGGGATTCAGCATTCTTCGCGAACTTTTGTTGCTCTGCTTGTGATTGCTCAATATACTCTTTTTCTTTTTTCTTGTCCCAAAAACGCTTTGGATTGTGAGCAGCTTCTTCGCCATATTTCTGTGTTATGGCTTTTTCTAGTTTTGCTATGTAATCTTGTTTAACGCTCATTATTTTACAATCTCCGTAGATAAAGCAAAGATGCCCAACGATGTAAGAGTTCCAATACCAAATCCTAACGCAACGAAAAGTGGCCCCTGGCTTGGCTTCTGCTTCATAATCAAATCTGTTAGACGATCGTTCTCTGCTGTCTTAAGAATCATCATTGATTCATACTTGTCTTTCCAAGATGTAATCTCGATCTCTTTAAAGTCAAGTTGAAGTTCATAGTTTTCTTTCTGGAGATTTAGTTCGTATTCCAGACGCAAATCGTATTCGGTGTCTGAGAATCTCTTATCGTTTAATACTTTTGCTGCCGCATCCAAAGATAATAGAATACCATCAAAAGGAATCGTATCGCCTTTCTTAACAGATGTGACTATGTTTTCTTCGGCAATCGCTGTGCTCGGGAATATTAACGAAAAGAATAAACAAAGGAACAGTATTTTTTTAGCCATCTTCTAACCCAAAAGTGTCGGCTATTTGTTTAGCCAACTTCTCTGGATCATTATAGCCTTCATCTACTAGTTTTTTAAGTTTGGCTTCTTTTGCTTTGTCTAAGCGGTCAGTGTCTTCCTCAAAAGCTTTTTTCAAGTTCTCTTTTTCTTTTAGATGACCCTCTAAACGAAGGTTCTTCTCAACAACTTCTGTGTTATGAATATGAGAAAGTGTTTCCATTTCTTGATCGTGCTGGTCTCTTTTAGCATCAAACAAATCCATTGCTCTTTTAAAGAGTGCTCCGTTTCTCATAGCAATGCTGACAAGCCCAGCACAGAGAACAAGAACTAAAAGTACGATTGCCCACCAAAACCTTTTGGCTAGCACCCACGCTTTCTTGGAGAGAAGTATTATTTTATCTGTCGCCATAACCTTTAAGTTTCGTTACGGCGTCAATAACAGTTTGACCACCAATATATACAGTTGTGATAATAACCCAATCTGCTGATTGTAGATCTGAGAACATTAATAGTCCTGTCGCGGTTGCCCAGGCTAATAACTTTCTGGACACTAGCTTGTCCAGTCCCCTATCTAATATGTGTCTTACTTTTTCAGTCATGTCTCATCTCCATATATAAATAGGTCCTAACATCATTATGTCTAAACGTATCCAACTTAAATTTAAGAAAATGTTAAAGAAAGCAGAGTTTGTACATGCTGATTTAGAGTATCACGAAGAGTTAGTATTTGAAGCTAAAATAGACTTCAATGAAGCATTTCTGGATAGAGTGAATAATATGTCTCGTCGCGAAAGAAAGTATTGGAAACGTCACTTAAATACTTTAAACGATGAAAGAGCAAAGCAACTTCTAGAACAAGCAGAGAAAGAAAGACAGAAAAGAATAGATGCCGAAACCGTAGAAGAGCAAACGGGCATTGTTAAGAATAAAGAAATCTTTATGGATGGTGAAACTGGCGAAGAGTTTTATCTTAATCCAGACGAGGTAGATACGCCTGACGATGATAAGTCAGGTGTAATCAAAAAACTTTATCGTAAGATTGCTAATGAAACACATCCAGATAAGTTAGTTGCTTCCGGGTTCTCTCAAAGAGAAGTAGAGAGAAAAGAACAAATATTTATGAAAGCAAAGGAAGCATACGAACGAGAGAACTGGTATATGATTTATTCTATCGCGATCGACCTTGGAATATCACCTGGGGATATTGACGATAAACATATAGATTGGATCGAAGAAGACGTTAAACTTACAATGGGTCGTATCTCTCGGATCGGTCAGTTATTTGTTTGGGTATGGTATACCTCTCCTGATGAGCAAAAAGAAAAGGTTATGGACCAATACTTTAAACAAGTGTATAAATGGGAAGGAAAAGATTTTTAGTTCCTTTCCTTCCTTCTTTATTGGCTTATTAAGGCGTATCCATCTTTCTTATCTATTGTAATCTCCATATCAACAATATCTTTTAGAGAGTCCAAGTGAGAAATAAGAATAACTGTCTTAAAGTAAGTCTTAACTAAGTCCAACATTCGTACAAAGCCTTCCATATTTTCGGCATCCAATGCTGTCCCAGGCTCATCTAGAATAAAAATATTACCTTTTGGTAGCGAAGACACTGATAATAAAGCCAAACGAATGCCCATTGAAGCAAGCGTTTTCTCAGCGCCTGATCCCATCTCAATTGGTCGGGCTTCGTAGTTAGGGTGCTTAATAAGAACATCTAGTTTGTTTCCATCCTCTTGAAAGAATACTTCAAAGTCAACAATATTAGAAATAGTCTTTGCTATCTCTTCGTTAATCACAGGCAGGCGCCTTTTAATAATATCATATGCAATACCATTTGAATGCATACAACGCATAAATAAATCATATGCTGCGAACTCTGCGCGGATATCTATAAGATCTTGCTTCTTTTCTAGGAGGTCTTCTACCTTTTGCTCCAAAGAACCAATCGTTCTATTGTGAGTGCTTAAAGTTCCCTCGAAATCTGAGATTTCGTTTTCTGTCTTCTTTATCTTTTTCCGGGTTTCTTCTCGGGAAGAAATAAGATTTTCAATGTTTTGGATTGCTTCCTTATTATCCTCATATAAAGAGATCTTATTATTTGTCTCTTCAAGTTCGCCTGTCATTGTCTTGATCTTTGCGAACAACTTTTCAATAGATACTTTATTGTCTCGCTTCTCAATCTCAATACCATTTTTAGCAATGATCGTTTCGTTATAACTATCAATCAAAGCAACCATAGCGGCTGAATCAACTGTTACAATCTTTTCTTTGTAATCTTTTGCTTCCTCAATCTTCTCAATGATTGTCTTTTCAAGCACCGGCATCTCTACTGATGCGTTATGAGCGTCCGCAATAAACTTACAAGATGATACATATGAACTTCCACAAGGCACCTCATCAAGCAAAGTAAGCTTTTTAGACATTCCTTTGTAGTCATTGTCCATTATGCGGGCGCGATTGACTGTATCGTCATAGCGGCGCTTGAAAATATCATATTGCTTTTTTTCTTCAAGCAACTCTTCAATATTAATCGTCGTTAAGAAATCATCATATGACTGTAGTTTTTGATCAAAGTCAACAATCTCTTGTTTAAGTTCGCTAATGTTTTCTTTTGTGCTATCGACATTGTTTGATAACTGTGTTTTTCTTTCTAGGAGTTTCTTTATGTTAAGGCGCTCCGTTGGAATAGAGTCAATCTGATCTGATAGATTCTTATAAGTTTCTTCGTATGTTCCAACGCGGGTGCGTAGCATAGAGCACGTAGCCTTATCTACTTCAAGTTTTTTCTGTGCTTCATCACGGAGAACTTCGGCAAGAGCAATATCATTATCATAGTTTACATCTCCAATACGACGAATGACTGCTTTAAGATCCGATGAATCATCTTTTGCGAGTTTAAACTTATTCTCAAAGATTTCCAAGTCTAAGAACTTCGCAAGAATCTCTTTACGCTTTGTTGAGCCTTCCTTAATAAAGGATAGTGAATCCAACTGACTCGCCATAGAGGTAAGTAAAAAGTCTTCTATTGTTCCAAACTGTTTGCGAATGTTCGCATCAGTCTCATTACGAGTAGTTCCGTTTAAACTTAAATCTTCGTCCTGTGTAAAGTCCAAGAATGTTCTTGCTTCATTTGTCTCAACACCTTTAAGACGCTTTACATACTTTTCAGACTTTCTCTCAATGTTATATACCTTCTCGCCAATCTGTAACTCAATCGTTCCTTTACAGTTCTTTCTGTTTTGGTTGATAATATTGTAGTTTTTGCGTTCGTTCTTGGAGGTAGTATTGAACATAGTGTAAAGCATTCCATCAATAACAGATGATTTGCCTGAATAGTTCTTTCCAAAGATCCCAACAATACCGTTAAGATTTGTAAAGTCAAGTGTGTTGCTCTCGCCATAGTTGAATAAGTTTTCCCATTCAAAGCGATTAATGTTCCAGTTTACGTTTCTCGCAATGTCTTCGTTCTCTTCAATATGAGAGTTATACTTGCGATTTAACTCATATACTTTCTGGATTACTTCTTCTGTCGGTTCATAATCTTCTAAATACTCTCGTATTAGTCTTTCCTGAACAGCAATGTCTCGTAAGTTCTCAACTTTAAAGTTCTTTCCAAGACTAATCTCGCCTCTTTCGCCGGCTGCTCTATTCAAAAATGAGATTGATTCAGGCTTGAAACG